TACAAATTCATCTACTCCATTTGTAGAATTACAATGGACCGTACCTAATGGTTTAATAGAAACATTTGAAATATATATTGGTAATGATGTTAATGCTGCTATTTCTGATAGAGAATTTAATATTTCATTTAGAACATCTACAGGTCCTTTTGTTACAAATTCAATTATTAGACATAAAGTATTTGATATAGATTTTACAGATCAATTAGTATTTTGGGTTAGGCCTATAAATCAATTTGCTAGAGGATCCTTTTCTAATTCATTTAATTTTGGTGTATTTAGACCTGCATCTGGTGGTATTACTTCTAATGATACAGGAGTTATTATAGATCCAAATGATGATAAAAATCCATACGGTGTTATAAATAGATATGCACAAATTAAATATGGTGATGATAATAATGGATCTAATATAAGAGATACTTATTCTCCTTCTCCAAATATTCAAGAAATAAATTATTCAGGTACTACTATTAATACAATTACTAGAACTGGTAATGCTGATGGTTCAGGGGAAATAACTTTTCCTGTTTCATTTAATTCTGGAACAGCTGTAAATGAAGAACAACAGATAACTTTTACAGGTACTAGAGGTAATGTAGCACAAAAAGAAATATTATATATAAACTTAGCTGATGATTTACAAAATAATACTGTTAGACAAACAGTAAATAATGTAAAAATATGGGGTCCTGCTGGTTATTTAGTAATTAATAGTTCAAATAATAGTGTTAAAGTAAATAATATTATTGAATTAGCTAATTTAACTCCAGATCCTGTATCAACTGGCTTTGGAAGATCTGCATCAATAGGAACTACTACTGCTTATGTAATGTCAGATAGTGAATTATTTTCATTTAAATATGAAGTAAATACTTGGAAATTTCATAAAAAGATAACTAATTATAATAATAATGTTTTAAATTCAGGTGATGATGTTTTTGTATATAATGCTTCTACATCAATTGCTACAATTTATGATGTTGATTTAATACCAAGATTTGAGGAAGCTCAAGGTAGTGCTCAATTTAATTAATAAGGATAAAAATGGCTTTATTAGCAAATTTAACTAATATAGATATTAACAATAATATAGTAGCGTCAAATCAAAATATTATTGCTTGGTATAATGGTACTAAAGTAAAACTTTATGATAGAGTTAGTCAAGTTACTGAAGATGTTGAAACTATTAGTGGTGTATTATCTATTAAAATTGAATCTGATACTTCTATAAAAATATCTACTAGTTCAAAAATTAGAGAACTAACTAAAAGTGGATCAGTATGGTCTGGATCTGATATTATTGCAAGTGTTAGTATGAAAAATAGTACTAATAATATGCATATTATTGATAGTAATACAATTGCTATAGTAACAACTACTGACACTCAAATTTATTCTGATAGTGGTAGTGGATATGTATCTGATCATACAAATTCAGATTCGGCAGATATTATAGGATTTAATAATGAATATTTTTTAAATAATAATTTATATATTTATAATGATAGTGAACCAACTTCAGATACAAGATGGATTACAGGAACTAATACTAAATTTTCTTTAAGTTTAGGATCATTAGGGAGTTTAAATAATATTCCTTTTTCATCTGGTATAAATGCTATTGAAGCATTAACTGAAATTAGACAAAGAGTATTAGATTTAAATATATCAGGTTTAAGTGTTTCATTACCTACATTTGTAAATGATATTAATCCAAATAGTGGTTCAATTAATTTTCAAGGATATCGAATAGATATTAATACCGGAACTTCTATAAACGAAACTACTTCATTTACTATTAATGATGTAAATGGTGATGGTCAAAATATAATTCATAATTATGAATATGAAACTGATGGTGCTGGTGTTTCAGAATCTACTGTTATTACTTTAACAGAGCCTGATGGACTAGGTACTATTATTTTAAATGTTGCAGCTGATACTCAAAGTGATGATGATTCAGACGAAATTGGTAACAATTTAGTTACACTAATTAACAACAATATTGAAACACCAAATAATTATAATGCTTCATTTGATTCAGTAAATCAAACAATTACATTTACTGGTGAAACTGCATTTACTTCAGTTCCAGGACAAGTTTGGACTGCTTCAGTTGATAATGGAACTGTAACTGGTGGTGATGCTGGAGATATATCTTTTGGTACTGCTTCAATTACAGTAAATGGTGTTATAAATGAAACATATCAAATTGTTGCACCTAATTTAAATAATACTACAATTAATAGTTTACCAATATTTAGTAAAGTTAATTTTACTGGTGGTAATACTACATCATTTAGTAACAATATTGGTGCTACAGATGCTGCAATTGAATTAAGAAATGCTTTAAATAATTCATTAAGTGGATATATTACTGCTATAATAGATCCTATTGATAATAAAAAAGTTACTTGGACTACAATTATTCAAGATGATATAGGATTAGATATAAACTTTTCTGATGGAACTATAACTAAAACTATTACTCAAGGTATATTAGGTACTACTCAAACTGATATAAATAATGCAGGTAATACTGTAATTAATGTTACTAAACCTGGAAGTGCTTCAGTTGATTTTACTAAAAATTATTTAGGATTTGTTCCTTCATTATCTGGTGCTGTTAATACAATTCAAGATTTAGTTGAAGATATTAATAATAATATAACTG